GATCCATAAACATTGTAAGCAAATGCCGCAGGCGCAACGTTCCAGACTACTTGGTTGCTTCCCGGAGTAGTTCGCAAGTCCGCCATGCTAGTTTGAACAAAGACGTTACCGACGGTCCCTTCCTGATTTTGATCGTCAACAACAGTAACTGCATACTTATAAGAGACTGGCCCAGTGGCAGAAGCATTGACCGCAATGACTGTTGTTGATCCAGCAGTAGCTCCGAATACAGCAGGGGTCAAAGACCAGTTGGTAGCCGATATCAATTGTAGCTTGTATGGTGGATGATTAGGATGAGTGATGTTCATCACACTGGCGTTCTGGGAGAACTTCAGCAATGGAAGATCAGCCGTGGTATATGGAGTAGCGACGGTATAAACCCTTTGAGCAGCGCCACCCGATACATAAACCCCCCAATTAGTCGAATCAATATTAGTGCCAGTCAATGTATCCTGTAGATTGAAATTGCCACCAGACACATTTATTACAGTAAAGTAGCGATTGTTTATCTGCGGCATCCCAACGACGCCGGTAATGAATATAGTTTGCCCATTGGCATATGGGTGACCAGGAGCGGTGACGGTAGCAGGATCGGCATTGGTGACCCCAGAGATACTAACCGCACCCTCTACTACAGAAGACCCTTGGGTTAAAAATCTAAGATAGTTCTGACCAAACTCCAAGACATAGGTAACTGTTGTAGACTGTTGAAATCTTACCAGCCTGACCTTTGCGCCAAGATCTCTCCCCGGACGGATGTACTCTGTCCCGGACCTAGTAGAAGAACCAGACCTATAATCAACAAAGAAGTTCCGCATAGTAGCAGCGCCAGAGCGGTACTTGGCGAAATCGACCCTAGCAAAGAGACTAGGGGACAACTCACCAGCAGCGAACGAAGCCTGGATAACATTTTCGGACATTTCAGTACATCGTTAGCATTGGTCCCCAATCGAACATAATGTTCGGCGAGAACTCCCAAGCCTGATAGCTGATACCACGAGTCCTAATCCAATCAGGAGTTACGTCGTTGATCGTAAGCCCCTCATTCCCATCACTTTGACGAGCAAGAGTGATGTACTGGTTAGCCTCTCCCTGCTTCAACTGAGCAAGCCCCTTATCTCCAGTAAGAGAGACCACTAACCTACTAGCAAGAGCAGCTACTAGAGCCTGTTGGAACTGATCGTCCCAGACATCAGGATCAGTAACTCTCTTTATATAAGCGAGGATAGCTTGCTCTTGGTTAGTCAAGATTACTCTGGTATCAACACCTTCTTTGCTAGGTTTTCCGGCGGGGCCAATTTGGTCGATGGCAACTTTAAAGCGGACTGGGGGTCCGTTCCAGAAGGCAGGGGCGCCTCCCGTAACTGCGGTTGTGATTGGGACTCCGCTAGCAAACCCGGTCGTGAATTGGGGGACAACATAGATTGGGCGGAGGCAGTCGCTCGGATAGCCATACTCATAACTCCAGGGGGGAGGAGGCACGCCTTTGTCCCAGGTTGACGATCCTGCACTAGGGTTCTCCGGTGTTCCAGGGGCTGCACAAATCAGCGATAAGTTAGCGAAGTTCATGGCGCAGTTCCAAGGCGCCATGCGTAACACTTCGTCCCTCAGAGGCTCCAACAGAAGCTTGCAGTTACGAGCTTCGTTGGAGTCCTCTGTTAGGGCTGCGATTTGCGACCGAGTGCCTATAGCAGATAGGGCTCGGTTCGCTATGTCGACCTCGCTAGTCATCCCCGTTGTGACCCAGAGCGATGAGTAGTACCACCAATGCCAGGAGAGCCACCACCACTACTAGCCACAGGGCATCTGGCTTGTCCATGTGAGTCGCCATGAATGCCCGGACTCTTCGGGTCATTGATATTGGTCGGACCGACAGGAGGTTTATAGTTCGATATGGGTTTGGCTTCCGTGCATCCGCCTGACGTTGCTCGTGCGGCTTGCGGCTTCGAGATATCACGGCCGTATTCACTTAGGATATCACGCGGCATTCTCTTTCTCCCTTTGTTTTTCCTCTTCCTCTTCCTTCTGCCTCTGGAGCCTTTCCTCCTCAGCCTTCTCTCGCTCTTCCTCGGCCTTCTTCTTGGCTTCAGCTTCTTCCGGATAGAGCTCTTCCCAAAGCTCCAGGTCAATCTCAGCCAGCTTCATTGACGAAGCTTGCCTTATGTACCTGTATGCAGTTTCGCCTTTGAGAATGTCAAGAATTGCCAGAAGCTGCTCGACTTTCTCGCTATCGAAGTCTGGAGCTTTTGGCTCTTTTTCGTCGTCAGGTTTACCATTCATGTCAGTGTCTCCCTTGTGTCCCGCTACGATGGATGGTTCGACCGCCTCCTGGCCCAGCCGTAGCGGGTCTGGGTGAAGCGCCCTTATAGCCTTTGCCCTCGTAGAGATCATCCTTCTTATACTGGACAGCACGCCCAAGTTCGGCTACCGCTGTCTCAGACACGCCTTTTGGTATAGGTTCTCGCTTCGACGACTCTCTCACGTCTCGGCTCGCTCGGCCTTGTTTCATCTTCCTTCTCCTTACGTAGTCGGCCACCTTGGCCGTGTTCACGAACTAGCTCAGCCTGTAAAGCTGTATCAGCTCTCTGCATCTCAGCCTTAGTCCAATCTGGCGGTTGCTGACCAAGGCTCTCATAGAAGTACCTAATATAGATAAGATTGTGAAAGTGCTGCGCCAATCGCATAATCTTGGGCGGCACCAACTTATCGATATCTTCGTCGGTCAGTTCTTCAGCTGGACTAAGAGGATTTGTCACCTGTTCTCTCCTCTCTCTTCTTCTTCTTCTTTAAGATACCGGTCTTAGCATCCGCTTGGTTGAACTCTTTAGCCACAGACTGTGGTATGCCCATCTTCTTTGCGAACGCTGGATTGTGGGCTGCTCCTGCCATTGTACGAGCCATCTTAGGTGTTGAACTAGGCATCTCTGCCTCCTACGGAACAACTGGAGGTACCGGTGGTATACCAGCTCTACGAGCTGTTTGAGCATCAAGGCCAGATTGAATATTGGTAATGTACCTATCGCCTGCTGGCCACGGCATAGGGCCCGCATCAATGATGGTATAGCAATCGGTGATCGGATGCCGCACCCCAGGCTCATAGGTTCGATCATCGCCACCTGGAGGAAGGGTAGGGATTGCTTCGCCAAAGTCTGTAGCGAAGTTATCCTCCGTGTCGATATACACCTTTCCGGTGTTATCACGGATAATCATCATATGATCGTCAGTCTGTTGTACCATGCTCATAGTTTCACCATGACATTGATGAAGGTCGTGGGTTGCATGTTGTTGACCTGTTCGCTTCCACCGACGGTATCCGTAGAGGCACTGATAACAGAGTCAGTTCCAGAGAACTGGAAGTTGTTAAAGGCATTAACAAATGGATAGTTGGCCAACAGAGCTCCAAAGACAGAAGGGCTAGCAACGTGGAAGTGGGCCGCCATAGTTGGTAGGGTTGGGTTAATTGTTTCTATTCCAGTAAAGTCTCCCAATGCACGAGTCGTTAAGCCAAGGCCAGTACCAGCCATGGCCATTGATCGACCTCCGGCCCTAGGCATAGTCATACGGCACCCAGCATTAAATGCCGTAGAAGCTGTTCCTTGAGCTGCACGTGTCGTGGCTGCGTTGGCGCTAGTCCTTAGTGGGCAGTTGGCGTCACTATAGTTATCGTAGTAAAGCGTAAACAGAGCTTGGGTGTCAATGTTCTGTCTAATAGTCGACCCAGACCCAACATTGCCGATAGTGCCATCCACCCACATAATCCAGCCTACATCGGCTACGGCCTTATGAGTAGGCTTAAGGTCACCAGTAGTAAACAAAGCATTGATAGCGGCAGTAACCCCCATCGCATCCCTAGCCAATGGGAGCGTAGCCGCTTCGACAACCGGCGTCATTGCGGCAGAGATAAACACACCTGGCCCGGGAACAGTACCGGGAGTTAGATTGCCAGCCGAGTCAAAAAACGCAGCCTTATTTGCTCGTTGTACAACCGGCGGCACCAGTGCTGGAATAGGGTCCTGTGGACCAACACGGAAGGCTCGGCTAAACTCCTCGGCCCCACGCTGATTTAGCAGAGTCAGGTAATCGAACTCTTGCTCGATCACTGGTGGATATACGATCGATTGGTTTGAAAGAGATACCTCCTGTATTGCTGGAAGCTCACGAGATATAGTTATCTGATTGCCGACTGCAAGTGGTGGGCCAGTTAGTGGGTATGTAACTGAACCACCGTGGCTAGTGGGATTTGGGTCTATTGGTGGGTTCAGGGTTACGCTAAAGAAGGCTGGGTCTACTGGAGTTATCGTGCCAGCCCCATCAATAATAAAGACTTCTATGAAGGATGGATCAATCCCAGGAAAGCCAAAATTCCATACCGTAGATGAGCCATTAGCTAGGTAGGAGATTTTGCTGCTTACAGTGTTGACGGTCATGTCTTTGGTTGCTCCGGTGCCTGTGCCTGCGCAAGCTGAGCATCTCTAGCTCGTACCGCTTCCGCTTGCGCCGCAGCAAACTCTGCTTCCTGCTTGGCCTTAGCTTCTGCTTCCCTAGCCGACTCACGTATCTCTTTCTTGGCGATTAACTGAGGAAGTGCGGCAATAGCTGCATCGCCATATTCGTAGCCAGTAACTGGCCCGCCCCATATAACCGAGTCAACGCTCTGCTGACAATGCCGCTTACCACGAGTGTAGATTTGCTCAACGGCTCCTGCGACCAACTCTGGTAACGGCTGACCAAAGTCTGTTACGAAGTTTTCATGGGTATCGTTGTAGCTAGCGTTATCCGTTCTAACTGCTACCCAACCTTCGCTATGTTGATGGAATTCATCTGGCATGCTTGCCTCCTAGAGCTTCATAAACCAGTAAGACCACTGGCTTGGCTGCATGTTATTCATAGCTGCACCACCACCAGTGACCCCTGTGTTCGCATTAGGCTGGTTAATAGCATAACCCGATGTTGTACCAAAGTAAGTCTCTGCCAAGACATAGTTGCCTTGAACAACGTGGCTATGGCCCACCAGCGTGGATGTCGTCTGCGTCTCAGTTTCGGCACCAACGCCTGAACCAGGAGTTCTGGCAGTTAGACCAGCGCCACTACCAGCACTGCCCATAACACGGCCTGCCACTAATGGTGTAGACATCCTACAGTGAGCACCCCAGGCCGTAGCTGCGTTGTTACCTTGCGATGCTCGAGTTATGACTGTGCCAGCTGAGTTCTGCAACGGCATAGTACTATCGGTACCAACAGTGAACAACAAAGTAAACAAAGCTTGACAGTCGACGTTAGCTCGTATCGTGCCACCAGATGTAGCATCGCCAATGGTTCCAGCGTCAGGACTACCAAGCAGAACCCAACCACTTCTAGCAGCGTTACTGTACGTCCCCATCAAATCGCCAGTAACGAATGGATTAGCACCAATCGACGCAAGTGCGGCATCAATCGCTGCCTTAACAAATGCTGTAGTTGCAAGGCTAGTATCGTTATCCCCAGGCGATTGCGTAGGTGCTGTCGGGTTGCCAGAGAAGCCCGGCGATACCGTTGGAGCTAGTGCGTTGGTGTCAAACTTAGCCATTAGAGTTTGACCATGATGTTGAGGTATGCCCTTGGTTCCATGATACTAAACGGTTGATTGCTACCAACAGCGGATATGCTAATGTCAGTAACCCTTGCGTCTACATAGTTAATATTTGAGGTAGAATAAGGCATAGATACCGTCAACCCAGAAAGGTTATTATCAACCGGAGTAGTGCCAATAGCAATCCACACGTACTGACCGCTTGGAATGTAATGGACATGCCCCGGATCAACTATACCATGAGCATGGCTAGTTAATTCAGTACCACTCAACGTGTGAGTTTCAGTACCATCGCTCGTAGCAAGCGGCCGTGAAGTAAGGCCAGCGCCAGTACCAGCGCCAGCCAAGCTTCGACCAAGGGTCTTGGCAAGCACCATTTGACGATTAGAGTTCCAATCGTTTAGGGCGCTACTTCCACGAGTAACTGAGTTACCAGCACTATCACGTAGCGGTAGAGTGGTGTTGTTCCAGAACAGCGTAAACAGTGCTTGGCAATCAGTATTGGCCCTAGTAGTAGCATTCGACAATGCGTTGCCGATCGAACCATCGTCCATGAAGACCCAACCGGCATCGGCTATGGTCTTATACGTCAGCTTCACATCACCTGTGGTAAACTCAGGTGGACTAGCTGGTGGCACGTCCTGACCGGTAATAGTAGTTCCATTAACGAACACAGCCATCTGGCCGTTTGCAGGCGATCCAGCGATTGCCGTTGTGCCTGATGGTCCAGCTGGCCCCATCGGCTGCTGGCCTTGGAAGAACGTAGCATCATTGTTGCTAGTGCGAATAATATAGTCGGCGCCAGTAGTATAGCCAAATATCCAAGCCTCGTAATAGTCAGTGCCGTTTGCGTTATCGAAACAAGTTACCTGAACAACGCCGTTAGTATTGTTAGCAGTAGCAAAGCGGAACAGAGCACCGTTCTTATAGATGCCTAAGTAGACGTTACTGCCCGGAAGAAGTCCGTCGGCCCATACCGAGGCGACAAGTGCACATTCGCCTGCGGCCGGAACATATCGACTATTCACCGCATCATAAAGGCTTGCGTTATTGTATAATGTAGTCGGGAATAGTATCTTAGTCCAAACCTCTTTAACGATCGATTGGTCAGCATTCTTATAGGCGGTGAAGCCGTGAGCAGGAACAGTTATTGTAACGGCGTTAGCCTTAACCAATCCAGGCGTCGACTTGTCCCAGGTTATAGTTGGCGTATCGGTTAGCACCCGTTCGCTAGTTAAGACCGCATTAGGCGATGCGGTGATGTACTCGGCATCCGCAGGAGCACCAGCCGAAGCGGTTAGAACGCCTCCGCTAAAGGTCAAGCCACTGAAGGTTACTGGTGACCATATATCTGGAGCTGAACGATAGTAGATAGTATTGGTGCCCACCAGATTCGATATAGCAGTTAGGTCAGCATCTAGTGGTTGTCGATTAGCTACGTTGGCTTGGACGAATGCAGTTGTAGCAACCGTAGTATCGTTATCGTTGTTCGCTGGCGTCGGGGCTCGAGGGATGCCAGTAAAAGTTGGCGATGCTATAGGAGCAAAGCCAAGTGATGATGGTGCAATACCTTGGATAGTAGTAGCCGAGGTCCATTGCGCCAGCTGACCATTGGTTGGCGTGCCGACGTTAGAGACGTTGCCGCCACCGGCGGTAGTGTTAGCTTTGATTTGGCCACTAACCGACTTATCCCAGGTTATGCTAGCCGAGTCAACTAACGTTCGCTCGTTGGTTAGAGTTGGGTTAGATGACCCAGTAATGTACTCCGCACCTACTGGAGCCCCGCCCGTAAAGCCAGCTAAGGCGTTTTGGACGAAGGCGGTAGTAGCGATCGAAGTATCGTTATCTCCAGGGGACGGAGTTGGCGCCCTAGGGTCGCCGCTAAATATAGGATCAAACAACAGAGCATAGGGTGCGAGGGAAGAGCTAATAAGATATCCCTGCGACTTAACATACGAAGTAGTAGCCACATTCGGACTGTTATCGCCCACTCCCATAGTTGGAGCAATAAGAGTATTCTGGAAAGTATTGATGCCTGTGTAAGTGTTGTTACCAGCCTTGAATACGTCCCCTCCACCACCCCCTCCACCGCCCCCGCTGCTGGCAGTATCTACTGCCCAACCAGTCATATCGATCAATGGAATTAGCTTAAGCGTAGCTCTAGCTACAGACATCACAACAGCTTGCTGGATATTGTCTATAGCCTGTGAGCCAAACGGAACTACAACAATGTTGAAGTTAGCGGCGTTACCGCCAATGTCCTTGATAGTTATGGACCGATCAAATCCAGTAGCAGGATCGCCATTGGATTGCTTAATCCATTCGATCACATCTGGCAGCTGTATCTGTACAGCAGCAGCAACCTCGACCAAGAGCAAGCTATCCCCAGGCTTTACGACGTACGTGCCAGCTTGGGTAATGTCTGTCGACGGCTGGACAAAGGAATCAACCCAGCCAAGCGTAGGACCTAGATAGACCCTAGCTCTCTGAAAGCCGTGCCCACTTTGGTCGAGGTCTTGCACTACACCCTCCGCAATGCCCTACGCTCCGCATTACGCTCCGACGCCTCAGCCTGTAGCTTAGCATTCTGCTCCATCAACTGAGCCACCTGCTCTTGGAGCTTATCGAAGGACTCCTGGCTAACACCGCCAAGGCTCAGGTTCGGAGGCGGACTGGTCTTGGAGACATTAGCCAGGACCTGTGCCAGTTGACGTTCAAAGTCACTTAGCACTGATTGAGAGTAAGTCATATTGATAGAGTCGATAGGGTGCTGCCAAGCTCCACTTTCGATATAGCCTTGGCTTATTAGCCGAGCCTCCTCATCTATAGGCTCCATATCAGGGGTAGGCGGCCCAATAAAGACATAGTCTCTTGGATGTGCACCATCGTATTTAGTAGAGACATAGATAGCTTCTTCAGCCCTATTGTTCCAATCGGCTGGGTTCTTAGGATCAAGGTGCAATGGAACCTCGTATACCTTTCTGGCTTGTCGACCAGTCTCACGGTCAGATTCTTTGTACTCCCACTCCGTCCCAGGGACGTTCAAGTAATGAGCGTCCGTTAGCCTCCACCTAGCCATTCTCAGCCTCCTAAGTTATGCCTCAATAGAGTTTACGCCGCTAATCGTACAGGGTAGATTAGCCGATGCATGGACACTAGCATTCTTAATCGCTATAGCACCAGCATCCAGCGGAGCGAGCATGGGCGAGTAGTTTGAAGCCGTGATGGCCCAGACTACGTCGCCAGCCTGTGCTGCGCCTGCCGAGTCGGCATAAGCCTGCCCAGCCTTATAGCGCTTACCGTTCACCACGAAGGCACCTAAGCCTCTGAATCTAGCTGCCATTCTATCCTCCTATTGAAAGTATTGAACCGCTATCGCCATCGGACCCGTACCGGTGATGACGTAGCATAGTGCGTAACCCGGTGTCGCAGCTGGGGTCGAGATGAAGGCTCGGCCAGGAGCAAACGACAGATTACCGTTGATACCCAACGAGAACACCGGCGTGATGTTGATGGCGTTGGTAGCACAGTTAGTGCCTGTACCAGCAACTATCTGAACCGTAGCCGCAGCTGCGCCAGCGTTGAAGGTATAGCCACAGACGCTGATACCTTGGCCTGCTATTGCAGCTACGATTTGGGTCAAAGCCGTGGCGCCAGCGGAGACTATAAACTGCTTGTTGCAGATAACCTCCGTGGCGCCAGTTTGTTGGGCTGGCGCACCTCGGGGATACACCAGCCCCGCCAGCGCAAGACTGACGATGAGGAGGCCAGAAGCAATCTTGCGCATGACGTTTCTCCTAGTTCGCTACCGTGACGCCAGCTGGGTAACCACCCATAACGGCGTTGTTGGTTGCATTGTACATCTGGTCCATGCGATCCAGCACGATCCAGGCTTTGAGCGTTCCACCAGTGCCAGTACCAGCAACGGTGTAGCTCAAACGAAGGAAGCGGGGGACGGCTATACCGGCAGGAGGCCTAGGCATGTCCATGTCGTACAACCGTGCCCCCGCCGTCAGACTAGCCAGGGCAGTAGCAGGCCCAGTCCACCACGTCGAAAACGTAGCGGGATTACCTGTACCGTCATCGGTTGCTCCCTGAAGCGCAACCGCTAAGCTAGTCAGACCCGTGAAGGCCGTAGTGACTTGTACCAGGAGCTTTAGCGCAGGGTCATCGCCAATGCCCATATCTCTGGCGCCCTGCCCTGATGCCAAGACAGGAATGCCAGCCATGTGGAGATCGATAACGTTAGTGCTAACACCAGTAGCCGTTGGGCTATCGCCTGTCGGGCCGCTGAATTGAAGTAGTCCGTCAAGGATCATTGAAGCCTCCTTATACGACTTGCGCTTCGTTGTTGAGGATGGCGTCACAAGTCCTAACGGGGATACTCCGGAAGGTAGTGACGGGCTTTCCATCGAACTCCTCGATACGAAGGAGCACGTTGGTCTTGTTCATTGCTTGGAGGTCGAGGTAGGTCCTGATGACACGGTTGCAGTAGATGACGGTTCGACCCATATTTGCCCTAACCTCAGGCGTGTCCGAAGTCTGGATCGTCGTAGCACCCGCTGGAGCTGTCGGGAGACGATACAAGCCTCGCACGAGCAGGTTGATGAGATTGGCTGCATTAACACCAGAAAGCTGGGTGATGTCAATGTTGGCGATTCGCACGGCATAGCGCCAATCCCTTGCTACGAGTCCGATTTCCCACTTGAAGTGGTCTCGGTAGGCTTGATAGGTATTTCCAGAAGCATCTTGAACCGGCCATTCTCCCATGTCCCGATGCTGTAGCCCTGTAACCTTGCCCTTGGGGAAAGTTGCGTGCCAGGTATCGGGGCCCCACACCACGATCCAAAGACTCGTGTTCGTGCTTGCCGTTCCACCGCCGTTAAGGACGTTGGCCGCAGTTTGACTATTAGCAGCGTTGAGAGTCGAGTATCTTGGGGCGAGTCCACTGAACCTCTCTGGGTTGATGAACTGGTTGCCGTAGATAAGGGTAGCGGCTACCTGTTGCGACATACCCTCCAGGAAGGCCTTGACTTCTGAGAGGCGAAAGTCTGCTGTATTTCCGTTAAGGTCAGCCACATCCTTGTCGATAACTGAGTATGTCTCGAGATTACCGCAGGTATCAACAATCTGAGCGGTGGTTGACTTGGCGTTAGGTACACCAGTGTTGAGTAGTCGCCACGTAGCCTGTGGGAGACCGGTACGCACAGTCGTCTTGTGTCCGGTTGGAAGGTTACCCTCAACGACGAGCATATCATCGAGTATCTCGTTCGTTTGACTGAGCAGTTCGATAATCACGGCTACGTGGTAGCCGTCATCCATTCGTTTGGCCCAGTCCGCATATGTTAGGGCGGTTGCCCCAATAGTGGCCATGATGGCCTCCTATCCCAGTGTTACTCCTTTGTTTGCGGCCATTCGCCCATCTCCATTCATCCACGGTCAGTGGCTGGGCTAGCGGTTACCACTCGGTAGATTCGGATACATAGCTTGCGCAGCTGAAGGCATTTCACCCTGCCGCCTCTGGCCAGCTGGAGATGGTCCGTTACCGGCTACATGTCTGCCTTCGGTGACCATCTCCGATAGCTTCCAGAAAGCTCTTATGAAAGCTGGGTTATTGCCTGCACCTGTGTAGTCCATTGCAGCTCGAAACTCTTGAGCTAGCTTAGGATCGCCAAGGCCGTCGATAGCCCTAGAGATCGTGGTTTTGATTTCGTTGAGTCTTGGCCCCATTACTGGATCGGCCTTGACCTCTTTAACCCACTTCTCCTGCATATCATTCCAGACCTGATAAGGCTGGTTAGCAGATTCGGTAGTCTTTTGGGTGTAGAAGTCAACAAGCTCCTGGGCCTGATCTTGGCTAAGGTTCATCGTCTTGAAAATCTTGCTGGCCTCTGTGGCCACGGCAGCATCGAGTTCATACCCATCAGGGACTTTGAAAGTAGTATATTCAGCCGGAGCACCAGCTGGGGCCTCAGCAGGCTTTTGATTAGCTAACGACTCACCGGGTTGGTTCGCTAGAGACGGTGTCTCCGTCGCCGTCGTAGAAGTCTGTGCTGTCGTCGCCGCCGGAGTCGTGGTCTGAGTCTGTGTGGCTATCTCGCCCGTTGCTGTCCTT